GCAGACTATACGGTAGAATTACATTATTTATATAAACCAGTCTCTTTAACGAGTGGTAGTGACAGCGGTACAACATTTTTGTCTACGGATTATCCAGACGCATTGTTGTACGGCACGTTAGTAGAAGGCGCAGTTTTCTTAAAGGAACCGCTAGATGTCGTTGCCCAGTTTGAGGGACGCTTTAAGGAGGCGGTAGCTAGAATGAAAACTCTATCAGAAGGTCGTGGCACACGAGACGAATATAGATACGATTTATTACGCACCGGCGTAAATTAGTGATTGAATTAACAAAAGAAGAAACTCAAAACATACCCCAACAATCCCTAGAAGGCAAAAAAATTGCAATTGTTGGCCTTGGAATTAGCCAGGTTGATTTTGCTATTGGCCTGCAAAATGGCCGCGAATGGGATGAGGTCTGGTGCATCAACTCTGCCGGGGCAACTTACCCGTGCGATAAAATATTTATGCTAGATCCAGCAAGCCGATTTTTTGATAGTACCGATGCTGGTTTACAAACCAATGTAATGACAAGTTTACTTAGCAACACAGATGTACCGGTTTTTACCTGCGAGCTTGACGACAGAGTAAAGAACCCCGTTATGTTTCCAATTAACGAGGTTTGCAATGCTACCAAATGCGCTTACTTAAATAACACGGTTGCTTATGCAATAGCTTACGCTTTGTGGAGCAAGGTTGGCAGAATAGATCTATTTGGTATAGATTTTTCATACAAAGAAAACATGCACTTTGCCGAGGCGGGCCGAGCGTGTGTTGAGTTCTGGATAAGCAAGTGCATGGAAAACGACATATTGGTAGGTATGAGCGGCAGATCTACAGTCCTGGATTCAAATGTTCCAGCAACAGAAAAACTTTATGGTTTTCATAGACTAGAAAAACCATTGGTTGCAATACCCCATGAAGGCAAGTTTATTATTGGGCCTTACGATGAAATAAACAAAGAGTTAGAAAAACATGGATTAAAAATTAACGAGGATGTGTCTCCGCCGGAGCCATACAAAGGATGAACGTTGACGGACTATTTGAGCTAGGACAAATTTCAGTTCATGCTACAGAAAACGGTGGACACTCTCCAGAATTTTGGGCAGCGCAAGCAACCAAGAAAATTTGTGACATTTCAGACAATGCACCAGAGCATGTAAAACAGCAGGCTCTTGCTTTCCAAAAACAAGTTTATGATGTAATCTTGTATACTATAAAAAATGCAATAGAGTCAAAAAATACAACTCTAGTAAATTTGTTAAAAAAACAAGGTCACAGTGACATGGCTGATATTATTAAGGAGCTATAAGATGGCAATTACATCGGCAATATGCACAAGTTTCAAACAAGAGCTTTTGGTTGGAACACATAACTTTACTAACAGCAGTGGTAATTCTTTTAAATTAGCGCTCTATACCTCATCGGCTACTTTAGGTGCCGGGACAACCGCGTTCGTGACTACTGGACAAGCTACTGGAACCAACTATACATCTGGCGGCAGCGCCCTAACAAATGTAACTCCTGTAGCCTCTGGAACAACTGCAATTTGTGATTTTGCAGATCTAACATTTAGTAATGCTACTGTAACAGCAAGAGGCTGTTTAATTTATAACGACACTAACAGTGATAAAGCGGTTTGCGCTATTGATTTCGGCGGCGACAAAACATCTACTGCGGGTGATTTTACGATTGTTTTCCCAGGCGCAACAGCTACAGGTGCAATTATAAGATTGGCTTAATTAAATTTCTATTATGGTAGAATTTAAAAATGCCGCTTACAAAAGTTAATTTTAAACCAGGAATAAATAAAGAAGAGACTGACTACTCAAACGAGGGTGGTTGGGTAGACGGTAATTTTATTCGGTTCAGAAAAGGCCGCGTTGAAAAAATAGGCGGTTGGGAAAAATACAGAACCAGCTCTCTTGTTGGATCTCCCAGAGGTTTGCATGCTTGGATAGCATTAGACGGCACTGAATATCTCGGCATAGGCACAACCAACAAATACTATATTGAAAACGGTAACGTTTATTACGATGTTACTCCTATTCGCAGATCCTCAACAAATTCAACTACATTTGGAGCCACCAATGGATCTTCAACCATAACCGTCACAGAAACAGGTCATGGAGCTGTTAATGGTGACTTTGTTACTTTTTCAAACGCAGTATCTCTGGGCGGCTTAGTTACTGCTGCGGTTTTGAATCAAGAATATCAAATCAACCTGGTCACCAGTGCAAATACTTTTGAAATAACAGCCAAAAATACTGCTGGTACAATTATTACAGCAAACTCAAGTGACTCTGGTAACGGTGGATCTGCAACCGATGCTGTGTATCAAATTAATTCTGGCTTGGATGTTTATGTTGATAGCACCGGTTGGGGTGTAGGTACATGGGGTGCAGGCGGCTGGGGTGCTGCTACAGCATTGAGTGATACCAACCAGCTTAGATTGTGGACACACGATAACTATGGTGAAAACTTAATTATTAATCCACGCAATGGTGGTATTTATAGATGGCTTGAAAGTAATGGCGTGTCTACAAGGGCCGTAGAGTTATCTGGTATTTCTGGGGCCAACAAAGTGCCAACTAAGGCTTTACAAGTGATTACATCTGAAACAGACAGACATTTAATTGTCCTGGGCGCAGATCCTTTAAGCGGTGGTTCAAGAACTGGCACCATAGATCCAATGTTGATTGCGTTTAGCGATCAAGAAAACGAATTGGAGTTTGAGCCACTTAATACCAACTCTGCTGGTTCTTTGCGTTTATCAAGCGGATCTACAATTATCGGCGGTATTAAATCCAGGCAAGAGGTTTTAATCTGGACAGACACATCTTTATACAGCATGCAGTTTATCGGGCCGCCACTGACTTTTGCAGTCAACCTAATTAATGAAGGCGCTGGTCTTATTGGACCCAAAGCATTTGCCAATGGCCCGAACGGTGTTTTCTTTATGTCAAAAAACGCTTTTTACTTTTATAACGGTTCGGTTAAAAAGCTGCCTTGCTCAGTGCAAGATTATGTATTCGGTGATCTGGATGTGAGCCAGGCGTTTAAATGTTTTGCTGGCCTCAACGAAGAGTTTTCAGAAATATGGTTTTTCTACCCATCTAACACAGATAACACGGATGAGATCTCCAGATATGTAATTTATAACTATGAAGAAAACTCTTGGAGCATAGGAACACTAGAAAGATACTCTTGGCTTAATTCTGGTATTAATCAAAAGCCGCTGGCCGCGGGTGAATCAAGCGACACTAAATATATTTACGAACACGAAAAAGGTGCTAATGATGACATCAGCTCTATGGATAATGTCTTTATAGAATCTGCCGACATAGATATGACGGACGGCGACAGTTATGTGTTTCTTAAGAAAATTATTCCAGATATATTATTTCAAACAGAAACAGGCACAAGTCCGACACCAGCAGTAAATGTTGTTGTTAAAAGAAGAGACTTCAATGGCCAGTCTTTATCAACCGATTCAACAACACAAATAGGCACATCAAGCACTTTTTCAAGTTTAAGAACCAGGACAAGGCAATTCGTATTGCGCTTTGAATCCGATGACGATAACAGTGAACCAGACAGAAAAGATTTTAAATGGAGGTTGGGAGACACTCGCTTAGACATACAACCATCTGGACGTAGATAATGGCTAAGTTACTACCGACAAGACTGCCGCAAGCACAAGGGCCAGAGGTAACTGTCGATACTTTCAACCGTTTAATAAGAATTTTAGAAATAAACCTGGGTGCAGCAGACTTAGATGTTACAAAAGGCTACACAAATACCGAGCTTGGCGAATTGCAATTCGCTACCGGCTCGATTATATTTAACACTACAACAGAGGTTCACCAGGCTTTTGATGGAACAGAATTTAGAAACCTGTATGAGCACCAAACTTATGTGACCGGAGTTTCTGCTACAATGAGCATAGGTGCAGTTACAGTAACAATAGGATAGATATGGCATTAGAAGACACACTAGCAAAAATTTACAAACTACCACAAGGATCTGCTAATCCTGCTCCACGAATGATGGGTGAACAAGAAGTTATGCAGATGCGGGAAACTAATCCCATGGCTGGCATGATGGGTTCTCCAGCCGGCATGTATGCAGATGATGTTGGCATGCAAATGCAAGCACCTACAAGCGAAAACCCAGCAGCAGATGCAATAAGTTTTGTGCAGCAAAGTTTAGAAAATTCTACTGACCCCGAAGAAAGAGAAGGTCTTGCATCTATGATAGAAAAATTGCAGGCCCAGGCTATGGCACCCATGGGTGAGATGGCTCAACAGTTAGCACAAGCAGGTGGTGGCGAAGACAC